ACTTGGTCCTGGAAACAACTTTAATTGTGCACCAGGTCCAGAAGAAGGCCCATCCCCAATTGCTGCAGCAACTTGTAGTCCAGTTTATTCATTTACTCCGTATTCATTTACTCCGTATTCATTTACTCCAACTGCCTATACCTTTACACCAACAGCACCTACTTATACATTTACTCCAACTGCTTATACATTTACTCCATACTCATTTACTCCATACTCATTTACACCATCAACGTACTCATTCGTACCACTCACAGTATGTATTGACGAAGATACACTTGTTCAGGTAGTTGGATATGAAAACTCTGTTGAGTTCAAAGCAGCAAAAGATATTATTATTGGAGATAAAATTTGGTCTATTACTTGGGATGGTCTCCTTGACGATTTGCAAGATCCAGGTGCATCAACAGTCTACCCAGAAAATCTTGAAAATGTTAAGAGAGTACAATCAGAAATTGTACAGATTAGTCCATCTACAAAGGGAACAACTATATACTTTAATGGTGATATAACAAAGAGATTTACTCCAGAAGAGAAAGTTCTTATCAAGCGTGGATCTTCACACATATTCGTAGAGGCAAAAACAGTAACATCCTTAGACTTTATTTTTGAGGCAACAGATAGCGGAATGGTGGCAACTCCAGTATCTTCACTTGATTATATTGAAGAAACAAGAAATGTCTTTAAGTTTAATGCTTTCCCAGTAGATACAATCATTGCAGGAAATATGGTAGTCCACAACTCAAAGGTCTAATCATGATAGAATATATACATGGAAGAAAATTCAGATGAAAAAATATGGGACAGATTTAGAAAAAATATGGGAGAGGTTAAGCCTTGGGACCTCATAAATCCTGGAAACAGAGTACCTGAAGACATTGCTTTTGAAAGACTAGATATTTGCAAATCTTGTCCAGAATTAATAAAATTAACAGCAACATGTAAACAGTGTGGGTGCTTCATGAAACTAAAGACACACTTAAAGTATGCAGAATGCCCAATTAAAAAATGGTAAAAAAAATAAGGGGCCAATAAAGGCCCCCTATTCTTTATATACTACTTAGGAAATTTGCTCATCCAAAATTTGGTTCTTGGAGTGATGCCCTTCCATGAGGACCAATCTTCTCCACCATTTGTCATGTAGTATGCAATCTCTGCATTCTTGACGGGATTGAATAGTTCAGCATTAGACTCAAGATCAAACTTAGTTCTACGATCAGGACCAAGTGTATCAATCATATTAATTTGGAACATACCATAAGACGAGTCGCCAGTCTTGTGGTTGCCGTTAAAAGCCAGTGGTCGCCCATTAGACTCTTTTTTAGCCACTGCCCAAGCAACTACAAGGTCTTTACCCTTGAAGCCTACTAGGGATAGCAGTTCTTTTAGTTCTAAATCAGTTAGAGAAACCTTATTCTCAAAACTCTCTAGTTTTTTTGTCTTAGAAACCAAAAAAACCTCTTTCGAGGCGGTTTCCGATGTCTGAGCCTGTAGGTGGTATAATAAATATACTATGGCTACTGGAAATACTAATGATGCGTTATTTAAATTACCATACCCGCTTGCAAATGACCCAGTAAATGTACACGAGGATATTGAATCACTTGTAGATAGATTAATGGTTATCTTGCCACCACTTGGATTATCTCAATTTCAACTTGGAATTTTGAATAATAGCGGAGAAAATTTACCTGCAGGAACACCAGTATATGCGACTGGTCATACAACAAAAACTACAATTGCAAAGGCAGTGCCTTTGACCGAATCTCCAATATTGGGATTATTAAAAACTCCAGTAGCAAATGGATCTGATGGGATTGCAGTAGTTGCAGGGGTTATGGAAAATATAAATACATCTGGATTTGAAAATGGTGATGTGCTGTATGTTGGAACATCTGGTGGGTTAACAAATGTTAGACCTACAGGTGGCTCAGGGGCAGTTGGAGTTGTTGCACATGCATCAAACACAGGAGTAATTATTGTAGAGGCAAAAGGAAACGGAACATGGGGAGCACTTAAAGACGGTTTGTCTTAATAGTGATATAATAAAACAATGGCAACTTTAAGAGGATCTCAAACATCATACGACATAGGAAATAAACCTCCTACAGTTATTTGGACTGTTGTTCGTGGAGACACGTCTGGATTTAAAGTTTATGTAACAGATGATGCAAAGCAGCCTTTAGTTCTAAAAGGCGAAGGATCTGAGTGGGACATTGCTATGAAAATTAAAAGACCCACATCAAAGCCTGGAGTTATTACAGATGACGCTACAACAATTATGGCTCTGCATCCAGTTGCAGATGAAGATGACCTAGTCGGAGAGTTTACGGTTTGGCTTACAGCAGAAGAATCTAATGTTTTACAGACAGGAGACATCTTTGATATCCAGGTTAGTGATCCAACAAGAGTATGGACAGTTTGCCAGGGTAGCATGAAGATTCTTGAAGATGTAACAGATTAATGGCCACAGCATTAATTCTTGATGAACTAAACAATAAAACAGAGCGAATCTTTCCAATAGAATACTCATTGGTTAAGATAGAAGATATAGCAATAAATACTTTAATAACTGAAATACTTCCTTTTAGGGTTAAGTTTACAGCCATTCAGATTCAGGCTATTGGTTTAGGAAATACCCCCGCAATTCCACTTCAGGTTATTGGCTACAGCAACTATATTCTCTAATTATCCTATTAAAAAGCATGTTATAATTACAGCATGGCCAAACTCACAATTCCGAATGTTAAGTTAAAGTTTCAAACTGGTGATCGTCCTACCCAAGAAGATTACGTAGATCTCATCGACACTCTGTCATCCCAAGCAACAGATTTGGGTACAGCAGGTAATAACGAAACAACAGTAAACGGAATTGAGATGACTACAGTCGTTGACAACTTCGATGCAACGGTTTTTCGTATGGTCAAGTATATTGTTTCAATATCAAAGACATCGCAAGGCGATAATAAATTTTATGCAACAGAATTAACTGTTCTTGTTGACGGTACAAACATAAATGTAACCGAATACGGAACAGTCGACACTGATGGGAATATTGGCACCATTAATGTCTCCCGCTCTGGAAATACCGTGGCTTTATCAGTCACTCCAGTAGGCGGTTTAACACCTATAACAGTTCGTTTAGCAAATACTTACAGAGGATACATCAGATCAATATATTATTAATTTGATTGGTGGAGAAACACTTGTAACATCTGTTGAAGCAACACAGATGGAAGTTATTGCTGGCGAACTAAATATTAAGTCAGGCGTATTTGATGAATCAGGCGCAGCAGCAGCAGCACAGACTGCAGCACAAGATTTTGCTACAGCAGCAGATACATCTTTGTACACCACAGTAACATCAGACATTGCAACAGCAAAGTCTCAGGCAATTTCTGCAGCAGCAACAGATGCAACATCTAAAGCAGATGCAGCAGAGGCTTCAGCAAACTCATACACAGACGATGAAGTATCATTACTCGATCTTTCACTTAAGGCTTATGCTGATCAAGCAGAAGCAGATGCTATAACTACAGCAGCAGCAGACGCTACTTCAAAGGCAAATGCTGCACAATCTGCAGCAGAAGCAACCGCTTCAGCAGATGCTACTTCAAAGGCAAATGCAGCCCAAGCAGCAGCAGAGTTGACTGCATCAAATGCAAACTCAACACTTTATACAACAGTAACTGGAGATATCTCTACAGCAAAGGCAGAAGCAATCTCTGCAGCAGAAGGATATACAGACTCTGCAGTGTCAGCACTTGTTAATGGAGCACCAGAACTTCTAAATACTCTTGATGAGTTGGCACAAGCACTTGGTGATGCACCAGATACAATTACAAACCTTACAACTCTTGTTGGAACAAAGGCTGCTACATCATATGTTGACTCAGAAATTTCTGATCTTGACACAGCAGCACAGGGATACGCTTCAGCAGCACAGACTGCAGCCGAAGCAACAGCCTCAGCAGATGCAACTTCAAAGGCAAATGCTGCACGAGCAGCAGCAGAAGCAACCGCAGCCCTTGATGCGACATCTAAGGCGAATGCAGCAGAAGCAGCATCAAACCTTGCTACAGATGGAAAGATTACACAAGAAGTAGCAGATAGAAACTCTGCAATTTCAACTGCTATCGATACAGAAGTTACAAACCGTAACACTGCAATCGGAGCAGCAATTACTCAAGAAGTAGCAGATAGAAACTCTGCAATTACATCTGCGGTAAATGACATAAGCACAACAGACATTGAAGAAGGAACAAACCTATACTTCACTAACCAGCGAGCAATTGATGCTGTGGGTGGAACAATTGGGGATCAGATAAACCTTCTTGATACAGATGATATTGAAGAAGGTTCAAACCTTTACTTCACAAACCAAAGAGCACTTGATGCAACATCAGCAGCATACGATATGTATGGTGCAGCAGCAGCAGCACAAGAAGCAGCAGAAGACTACGCAGACGGCCTTGCAATCAACTACGATGCAGCAGGTTCAGCAAACACAGCATACTCAGATGCAGTAGCAGAAGCAACTGCAGCAGGAGCACTTTCAACTGCAATCTCAACAGAGGTTACAGATCGTAACTCTGCTATTGCAACCGCAAAGTCAGAGGCAATTTCAGCAGCAGAGGATTACACAGATACTGCAGTTGGAAACCTTGTTGGTTCAGCACCAGAACTTTTGAATACACTTCAGGAGTTGGCAGCAGCACTTGACAATGACCCAGATGCACTTAACTCACTTCAGGGTATTGCAGCAGGAAAGCAAGATGCACTAACTGCAGGATCAAACATTGACATTACAGGGGCAACAATCTCTGTAACTGGTCTTGATGCAGCAGATATCTCAGACTTTAATGCAGCAGCAGTATCAGCAACCGCA